GTGGATCATCAACTACCCGTCAGTCACAATCCTCCTCATGCAGGCTAACCTGGATAAGGCCACGACCGTCTTAGGGGAAATTAAAGAGCATTTCCAGAGCAACCAAGCCTTTCGTGCCTTATTCCCGGAACACTGCCCCTCGGATAAAAAAGCCGGGGACTGGGGCACGCAGTCTAGTTTTACTACAGAAGCCGTGCGCCCAGAATCAGCGGGTGGAATTGATAGTTGGAAACAGAAGGAAGGCACCATCCAGGCAAAATCCCTCGGGGCGGGCCTCGCGGGACTCCACTTCTGCGTCATGAAGTTCTCGGATATCGTCGAGCAAGGGAACTCGGAAAACGACGAACAGTGTCGTAAAGTCATCAAGTACTTCTCCATGTGCCGCAATCTGCTAATTAAACCTAACGGCTGGATTGATGTGGAAGGTACCCGATACCACCGACAGGATCTTTACGGAAATATCCTCTCTGGAGAGGTTAAACTGAAAGAAGAAGGCTTGCCTCCCAATTGGCGTATTTTCGCCCGAGGTTGTTACGTCCCAAATATGGACGGAATGGGTTATGCAGAACGTAAACATAACTTTGAAGAACTGGAATTACCGGACCTTCTTGATGAACGAGGAAAACCTATTTCCTTTTGGCCAGAAAGATTCCCCGCCGACTTCCTTGAGTCTGAAAGAAAGGACCCAATCTCGGAAGACGCCCAGTTCCTATTCAACTGTCAGCGGAAAAACCTCCCTCTGAACACCAACGACCGGGTTCCTTTCCCGAAAGAGAAATTTACAACCATCTCCAGGAACCGTTTTCTTGAAAATGTCCCCATTTCCTACCGTCAGGTCACAGTCGATACAGCCGACACCCAGAACAAACGCTCCAACTACACTTGTATCACAACCGGAGCCTGGTCGCAATCAGGGAAACTCTACATCGAGGACATAATCCACGGCAAATTCCAGCCCGATGAGATCGTTTTCTGGCTTTTCTGGACCGCGATGCGGGAAAACTCCCCTTCCCGCCGCCCGGTTATGTACTTTATCGAAGAAACCGCCTTCGTTCGGGGCATGATGGCGTCAGTAAACCGCGTACACGACACCGGGATACTCCATGTACCCGACAACCTGGAGAAAAAGTACGGAAAATCGCGCCCGACTGACGGGATTCGGTTACCTATCACCCTGGTAAAGCGCGAAACGACCATTTCCAAGCAAGAACGCATCCTCCAGACCCTTCAACCCTGGTATAACTCGGGCGAGTTGGTGTTTTTGGACGATATTCCGTGTATGAGCCATATTCTACAGGAATTCCTGGACTTCCCCCAAGCCAAAACCGACGATATCATTGATACAGTCGCGGACCAGTTCCAACAGAAGGAATATTTCGGGCGGCTGGCTCCACGGAAACCTACCTTAGCCGAATACATGCGTGCCCACCGTGATCCTACCGAAGAAGTCATGATTTACGGCGAACAAATCGGCCAACACAACATCCCTACACCCTATGCAACCGACCGCTGGGGTGGTTTGTAAATTAACCCGCTAAAATACTACTAGAAACCCGATGCCCCAGATCCCCAAAGCCTCCCAAGTCAAGAGTATCCTGGATTTATTTACAAACCCGATGGGCTTGGATAAATCGAGTCTGGGTACCCCCAAAAACTACCCCGAAGGCCACGAAGAAGATATGCTGTACGGGGAGATCCCGACTACTGCTCCGGGGAAGGCATTGCAAACTCTGTCTGGTGCGGTAGATACTATCCCAACAGTCACAGGCGAAGTACTACCCGGAGTCCGAGAGGCTTACAAAAAATATCGTAATATTACTAAATTAGCCGGAGAGGACGCTGAATCCTTTGCCAGACGCCAAAATCTAACGCATCGAAATTTTCAAGCAAATGAAATTATCGAAAGACGGCTAGGAGGAAAAGATACTACATTAAAAGATTTTTATAATGACCTTACAAAAAATATTGATATAGGTCAACAAAATTTTGATAAAGTAGATCGCCTAAGCCGCGCTAAGTTCCAAGAGGCAAAAAATAGTATAGCTAAATTCGCCGAAGACTGGACCGGAGAATCAGGTAAGGCCAATATCCGTAGGATAATGGAGGAGAGCAAGAAAAAATACGCGGCTGAACAAGCGGCGAAGAAGGTAGAGCAACAAGCGGAACAGTTGGCAAAACAAGCCACAATGCCCAAACTTTCTACACCTGCCTCTGCCCCCATCACAAAACCCCCCACCCCAGCAGCAGCGCCTCCAAGAAAACCCATAGACTGGCTTTCTGAGGCAGGCGATAGCCCGGCGAACAAGAAAAGGCTTGCTGACTATATCGCGGAGCGTGCGCCGTTCAAGCAAAAGATTGCGGAGCGCGAGGCTTTCTTCGCAGAGAAGATAGCGGCCAAAGACAAAATAGCTCAAGCAGCAAAAGCCCGCGAAGATTATAGAATTGAACAAGCGGCACGGCGACACGAGCAGTGGCTTGCTGGCGAAGCCGAAAAACAAAGATTAGCTAAAAGACCATTTTTTGAAAAAATCATGGATACCCTAAAAGGAAAATAATGCCCGAAGAACTTGCCGTACCAATCCTGCCCGATGTTAACCTGGATAACGAACCTTACAAGTTCGGCTTGCAGGATATTGACAAGTCTTATGCGTTAAAGCTCGTCACGACTGATTTCTCTAACTACGAGAACTACCGCCGGGTAAACCACGACCCACGGTGGAACGGAAACGACGCCCTGTACTGCGCCTATATGCCGCAGAAGTACTGGGAGGGGTCTAAGATCCCCAAGGCGTCACACTCTCAGCCGGTGGTATTCAGCCAGATCGAGACGGCGTTACCCATCATCGAGCAGGCATTATTCGGCTCCTCGGGGGCATGGTTTCAAGTTGAACCAGAACCTGGTGCCGACGCCAACGAAGCCCGCGCTATTCAGGCTCACCTCATATACCGCCTCGAACACGACAAAGACGACTTAGGCCGCACAGCCCGCCGCGAAATCGACATGGCGATTAAGTCTATCTTGATGTACGGTAACGGGGGCCTGAAGGTCTACCATGACCCGGTTTCCAACAAACCCGCGATTGAGTGGGTCGATATCCGGGATATCTTCATTGACCCAGGTTGCCCAACGCCTTCCATCGACGATTCCCGGTCCCTGATCCAGCGGAAATACTACACCGTCGAGGAGCTTTATGACATGCGGGATATTCCTGGCATGGATATTCCCGATAAAGCCTACCTGGCTGGGCTAGCCCGCAGACCTACTTTCTCTCCCGCTGACCAGACGAAAACCATGCAGGAGGCTTTCCGGGGGGTTAACTTCACTCCGGGTACATCTGACTACGCGGCTAACCCAGCAGATAGGAAAATCGAGGTTCTCCTCTACCACTCCAAGAACCGCCTCATTTGGGTACTTGGTCGCGAATGGGTGGCGTATAACGGCCCGAACCCGTATGGGTTTATACCGTTCGCTTTTGCGCCTTGTTTCACGTTCCTGTCCCGTTTCTACGCCTTGAGTTATCCAGACGTACTAGGCGACTCTCAGCGTTACTCGGAAGCCCTCTTCAACGCCCGCCTGAACGAACTCTCTCTGGCCCTTAACCCCCCGAAGGTTAAGAAGGCTGGCGGCTTGATGACCCCCGCTTCAGAAAGATATTATCCTGGGGCTACCTTCCAGGCTAATGACCCCAAAAACGACGTAGCCTTCCAGACTCCTCCCTCGGTTACCACAAACATCATGGGGGATGTCGGTTTCATCTTGCAAGGTTCAGAAAAAATCACAGGCGTAAACGGTGCGGCTTCAGGCAACTTTGCCGCCGGTAACGTCAACCGTACAGCCGGAGGCGTCCAGGCCCAGGTTTCTGGCGCATCCTCCCGTATCTACTACATCATCAAGAACATCGAGGATTATCTTATCGTCCCGATGCTGTACAAACTCTACAAGTTAATCCAGTTCCACTCGGATAATACTACCCTCTTACCCGCCCTCGGACCCAATGATGAGAAGATCCAGGTTGGGGGCGATGCCTTCCAGAAACCGATGATGTTCTCGATGGTGGCATCGTCCCGGATGATGTCCCGCGAGAAGTTGCTGCAAATCCTGCCGGTTATTAACCAGTATTTCATGAACGGCGCATTCCTCGGCCAACTACACTCAGCCGGGAAGACAGTTGACTTCGATGAATTCCAGCAGGTTATTCAGGACGCAACCGGGACGGCTCGGCAGTATAAACTCATCCGCCAGATGTCTCCTGAAGAACAACAGGCTCTTAATCAGCCCCCGCCCGAAGCCCAGATGGCGATGCAACAGAAACAGATGGATCTCCAGAATAGAGTCCAGTTGCAGTCGATGAAGTCCCAGACGGTTCTCCAGAAAGCCCAGATGGATACGTCCCCGGACCCAATGGAGCAGCAACGCGCCATGCAGGAGGAGTACCGGGCGCAGCAGGATGCCCAGCTACAGCAACAGGCCCAGGTGGCCCAGCAAGAAAACGACGCCAAGCGTAAGCAGCAGGAGATGATCTTCAAGGCCCTGGGTAAGCAGCAGGAACTCAAGGCGAAAG